TTGTGCTGACAGCATACAGCGTTGAACGATACCCAACCCGAAGGTGTGGATTTTCGTTTCGCAGGCAGATAACCGAGGATGTCTAGCATCCTTACATTGTAGCAGAGTCTATTGTAGAAATCAACTTTTCCGAGATCATTGTATGTCCAATCTCGTTGGGATGGCCGCCGGGCATTATGAGTTCGCGGCGCTGGTTGCCTGGATGATCACGGAACCATTCAGTGGTACAGAACCCTGGCCAGATTATGGTAGGTAGATCAATCGCAACATCTGCGGGCATGACATGGAATTGCATCAGGTTGAGATTCCGTCGGGCAGCTACTCCATCAAAGAACTGAGCTGTTTGCAAGTAATTTAATCTGGTGAGTTCGGAACAATTGGTCAGCACGAGATGTAATTTGGCTATGGTTCGAAAATCTTCCGGAACTGCACTTGATCCATATTGTGCCCAGCTCGAATGCACAAACCGGTTCCATGGCGGGTCATTGCTGTATACTCGATGGTTGGGATTATAAAAACTCAGTCGATCAGAATCTGTATGCCCTACTAGCACCAAACAGTTCTCTGGTTCGGGTTCGTGATCTAACCACCATTGGAATGTCCAGATTGAACTTTGCATACTGCCACCTGGGATACCAAAGTTTTCTATTGGCGCGCCATAATGCCGCCCTAGCAGTCCCAGGAAGTTGTGACGGTTGCGATACGGTTCATTCTGTGTCCAACATGAATGTGCATCGGCGTGTTTTTTACTCAGTTCCGGATCCAATAACTCGTCGCCATACATCCACGAGTCACCAAACCCTACGATTTTTTTAAATGTCATCTAACTAATATGCTTATGATGGCTCCACGACTGATACCAATTACTGCAATCTTGTTGGTTTGTTGAGGATTACTCACATATCCTGAACCACCGTTTATAACATTTATGGCACTGACCTGATCACCGGTAATTTCTGCTTCGGCCACTGCACCGGCACCTAGACCAATGATACTTACCTTGGGTGGTGCTAGATACCCGTACCCGGCTTGATTCACTGTGATACTGGTGATCACACCATTGGCACCATACGCTGTGGCAGTGGCCAACTGCACCTGTTGTGTTCCAGGCCATTGATCACTTACCAATCTCAACAGCGGATGATATCCCACTACATTGATGTGATCTGTGCCGCTTTTGTTGTAATAACTTTGTACATTGGTCACATCTGCCCAAACAGATTCATAGTTCTGAGCACCTTGCACTTTGACATTGCCGGTGTAATGATCCATCTCCATCTGGAATGTGGTGAAACTAGAACCATTGGTAGGAACATGACTGCTGAATCTTTGTGGATCATTGTACACATTGCCATATGCACCTGGAGGATTCAATGCCCAGTCAGGATAGTTTGAATTCCAGACCGGATCGATATATGTTTCTGGGCCATAGATGGTGGGTATTGTGACCAATTGACTGGGCACAAATGCCGGCTTCACACTGTCAACAATGTCCACATCGCCGCGACCTTGTGCTTGAGCATCTACAAATACAGCTTCTACTAGATTGCCACTGGCCCGCTCTATGCTATAGCTGCTGGGTTCAGGTGGAAACTCTGTGGTCTCTGCTGCGGTCAATGTGACTTTGGCACGCCCAAACTGGGCATTGATTATGACCATGTCTTTGTCAATCAGCTGCGCTGTGCCTGCTAGATTGATCAGCTTGAATCGGAATTCTGACCCTGTGATGTTTACAGGTTTTTGATCTTGATTGATGAACTCAAACAAAATCACATTGTCAACCCCTTTGTTAATGGTTAATTTTTTAGCATACACAGGATTCCACCTCCGGTCAAAAACATCACCATCAGTGGTATCCAGTACCAACACACGTTGGATTTGTTGATAGATATAGATCTGAGTTGAATACATGTGGCGAGCTCCAATGATATTTAGCCGGATGCACAGGGGTATAAATATCCGAACTAATACTATATGGGCAGCGATTTATTCCAAAAACTTGCAGACAAGTATCCTTTCATAACCTTGTGTGTGTACTCTAACAACGAATACGTTGGCATCGTGCAGAATCGCGATGATGTGATCACCACCATCTACGACTTTGGTGTGATACAGGATCCTGAACAGAAACGACGCTACATCGATCTGGCCAACACTTGGTGGTGGGAATCTAATAGAAGCATTCCTATCAACATTTTCCTGCGTGGTGAATGGGAAGAATTCCGACTGTGCTTACGCACTTTTGTGAACAAGGATCTTGAGATACTACACGGCCCTGTGTGCAGTCTTAACGATATTGCCCGTAGAAAAGGCAAACGAAAATCAATTACTCTGGTCCGTCGTGTTGAGTAAGTTCATATGCAAGGCCACCAAGGCTGCATATCCCACAGCATGAGCTTTCTTAAATGTGTAACCCCGGCTATCATCTCCATCCCACACTGACTCAAATACTTCTGACCAAGACCGATTTTGCAAGTGTGCTTTGCCCGGACGGATCACACTGATAAAAGCAGCCATCCTGGGAATCGAGTCTGGCTTCATTGATCGCAATAGCTCAGTATAGTTGCCTACATGTACCAGTTGCTTGGCCCATTCTGGATCGGTCCACAATCTTGACCAAGGTGGCTCTGCTGCTAACATTGTTTCATAGTGTGCAGGATCTCGCACTAGACTATACACACTCATGTTCAACAAGTCTATCTTGAAGTACCCACGAGCTTCAGCTGTTTCATAATCCAAAGCACTGGATCCTGTGATAGGATCTTGCGGAATCTCTGTGACATAGATGCCGGAGTTGTGGCGGCGCCCGTTGCTTTGCCGTGCGGCTGTGTGCTGGATCAAGGCCAGCACAGCATCCCTATTGGGCACATCAATGTCAATGTCTGCGCTCATGTCTGCACCAAGAGTGTGATCATTCGCAGTTTTTCTTCGGCTTCCTGCACCGCTGCCAACTGGTCAGCCACAGCAGTATGCTTCTCAGCCAATTCTTTTATTTTCATTTCGTCATGGCGCTGTTGACTGGCCCAAGCAATGGCTGCCACAGCATCCGGTGTTAGACTCAAATTCACAGTGCCCATCTCCATTTGTCTCCACATCATTCCATCATACACTTCCAAGCTCTGAGTTGTGGTGTTGAATCGAATATTACCCAGCCCTTGAGCACCGCTGTAGTTGTTCATGTAGTTGGTGGCCTGGTTGTTTGCTGTGGTTATATATGGTCCACTAGTGTATACATGTTTGATCATTTCACCATCCTGCTTGTGTTAAAATGTATTGTACAAGTATTTCCTGTTGATGTCAAATTCTGACATATTTCTTTATCAAGCTATCAAAGTTTTTGATGGATTCAAAATCACAATGGCAAGTTAAAAAATTAAGTTTATTTGCAGCGGTCATCTCTATAAATTGATCACCATAAAAAATGTCTGGGTTTTGTTCAAACCATTTTAAGCATTCGACCACAGCACGGTATCGCACCTCATGATCAAGTTCGCTGTCGAATGATTGTAGATGTGTGGGTAACAAGTTCCAGGCAGTAGTAAATCCAACATTGTTGTATAACTTGTTTATGTTTGCACCCCCAATGGGAAAAGGCAAAGAACCTGCATAAAAACATTTGAGAGCTTTCTCAGTGATGGTGAGCTCATTGTTTTGCCAACCGGATTCCGGAAACACCACACAATAATTTTCAAAATACAAAGGCAGCAAAAAATACCCCTGACAGATTGATCCAAACCGGTGCTGAATTCCTACCCAAACATCATTGTCATAGTATGTATAGTCACTCATTCCTGGCAATGCTGTTTCATATCGCGTGTTAAGAGCTTCTCTAAATGCCTGATCATGCCGAGATTCCCACTGACTGTCTCCAATCTCAATGATTTTACTTCCTAATGAATTTTGTATCGGAATTTTTAATTGTTGTCGGCAAAGTTCGACGAACAAATGCCTGTGGGCCCGGTTGGCCCCATTGATAAAATACAATGTATTTTTTCTACCAAGTTTGGAAAAATCCTGATTGTCAAAGTATTGTGGATAAAAATGTCTTGTCCAGTAGTCTCTGCAAGTTTTTACATTATGAGGAAACCAGATTGTTTTATCAAACATGACATGATCCGACTGCAAATAACTGTTTGCTATCAAGTATACATTGGTTTCCTGTTGTATAAATTCTCGGACCAATGGGTTGCAAATCATCAGTGGTTCTCCACCGTTGCAAATCAAAACTAAATCATATTGTTCAAAAACTTCATGACTGAGATCGTGGGCAGATGCTGATTCTGAATACAGTAATAGTATACTTAAATTATAGTCATGCTTGTTGAACTTGACCACTGTATCTGTGAGTTTGTATTCTATACTCAGACGATAGTTGCATGATACATCTAGTAGATGCTGTTGATATGCATGCCAGGCATCTAGAATGGAATGTCCAACACCGTCAGAAATTGTACTTATTAAGATTTTCATTACCATCCTGCCTGTGTTAAAATCTCTCGTGCGTAAGCCTGATCAGCGGGATAATCCGCAAACTTCTTCTGCCATATGTCCGAATCGATATAAGGCCATATCATGGCCACTTGCTCTGCGTTGAGTTCTGTCAGGAACTTCTGCCCGGATTCACTGTTGTAGATCACCCAAGCACTGATCCTGCCTGTGGTCACAGCATAGCATGTGGCATTGGCGCTGCCGTATCTCAAACAATCATGTGAAGGAGATGCAGTCTTTTCGCTCCAATCAATGCTGTATTCGATAGCACGGGCCAAGGCATCATTCACTGTTTCTTTCTGTACATGGGTCACAAGATACTCTGTGTACAAACGATCACTGCACCAGTTGTCAATCTTCCGGTTGCCTTTCAGCAACCATTCAAGGAATCGTTCTGGCTGGATCACACGCACATCCACACAATATCTACCCCATTTCACAAACGCTCGGTAATAAGGTGAGGTAGCAAAGTCATCCCAGCCCTTGAGTCTGGCAGATCCTTGTGTGTATTCGTAGAACTTCAGATAGCCTTGCAGGCCCAACTGCACACCGCGTTCACCTTGCTCTTGCCAGCGTTTCTTCTGTTCGCAAACATGCACACTCAGCGTGGTTTCCTTGCTGAATGATCGTTCGCAATACTTACATGTGAAGTTACTTGTCGTTGCCATGCGCCCGTTGCAGTTGAGCTATTTCTTTTTTGTCAGTGAGTTCAGCCATGAGATCAATCTCATCATCTTTAAAATGCGGATACAGTTCTCGCAGTTGTTTCTTTATCGCACTTGCACCGGCTTCTTTTTTCTTGGGTGCAATCCAGTTGTGCCGCTGAGCACCCATGCCTGGACTGGCTGCTGTGGCCATGAGCCATTGCAGTTTGGGATGTCGATGCATGGTGAAGAAGTGCTTGTTTAGATAATGATTCACACTCTGCACATAGTATTCCTGGATCTCTTGGCTGCCATCCACTGCTGATCCCCAACGCACCATTAAGAATGTTGAGAACTTCTTTCTTTCTTCTGGTGTGAGTTCATCATAGAAGTCACGGTTCTTTGCGTCCAGTTGACGCATCTCGTTCAAAATGTTCAGTTTGTCGCTCATTTGATCTTGGTCAATCTATACACCATTTTTGCTTGATCCAGTAGGTCTTTCAAAGCCACATTGGTTTCAGCGGCTGCTGTTATGTCTCGCCATTGTTCGAATAGTCGGTATTCATCGCCGGCAAGTTCAAAGTAAGGCTCACCCTTTTCTTCTTTATATTCTTCCGTTTCCCACAATTTGTCCCATTTGATGCGTTCCCAGGCATCTGGTTCATACTCCTTGGTAAGCCACAGGTCAGTCCACTTTTCTGTATACGGGTCAGCAGGTGCGAGTTTGACGGTCTTTTTCATGGTGATTTGTCAGTTCGAGTTAAATGATACACCATTATAGCATGATCCAGTATATCTTGTAAAGCAGGATTGGTGCGGGCTGCTCTGCGTATGTTGCCCCATAGTTTGTCTTCCATCATTTGAGCATGTTTGCTTTTCATTCCTGCCCGAATATCCGCGTCTCGCCGCTCTTCGAATGTTTCGTAATCATGCCCCACTTCTGTTCGCGTGGCAGGATCGGCACCGGCTTCACGCTGATACACCGTGGCACCATCACGCTCGTATATCAAGGCAGCACCTGGTTTCAACTGTCCCATTACCAGGCTCGATTGTAATCCACTATCTCACAGTTTCTGCTGATGTCTTTTACGAAATACACACAGTCTGGTTGCTCTGCGTCATTTATAGGCACACACAACATCTGCCCATTCTTTAGTTTAGGTGCATACCATGCCACTTCTTGATATACATCAACGATCTCTATGGCGGGAAAACTGGGTCTGAAACTGCTGAGTGGATTGAATTGGAATACCTTGAACCCACGATCATTTATGCTGGTGAGTGGTAACATCTCTAGATCTCCCACATCGGGTTCACCAATAAGGATCTGCCAGTCCACGGGCATCTTGATTTTGAAATCACCTATCTGTAAAACCAATGCAGGTGCATTAAAACTTTCTAAAAAGATTAGTGGAATATAATGATAGTCTGGGTTAGCAGGATCTGAATTATCTAATATAGCAAATCTCATGTCATCCACCTCTTCAGGCAAATGGTCGAGATCGTAGGGTTTGTTGTCTAATGTAAGGATACGCATGAGTTTATTGTATACTATTGTTGGCAAGAATGCAACCTATTGCCATGATAATTTCTCCTGAGTATAGGGATAGTTGGCTTCATTGTAAAACACCTTGCGTTTGGTCAAGTGTCTTTTGCTGAATTTGCATGTTGAGGTGATGTCCCATATCTGCACATGATCTTTATCTTCTGCTTTTCTAATGCCACGCCCAATCGATTGGATCACCCGGGTGAAACTCTTGCCTGGTTCAATCATCACCAAGTTAAAGATGCGCGGAATGTTGATACCCACTGCTGCCACGCCGTATGTGGCAACGATGATCTTGTCTGTGCTAGTGGACACTTCATCATATTCATCCTGGCGGTCCTTGGCTTTGGTGGCACCTGACACAAACACAGCACGGTCGCCTAGCCTTGACACCAGTTCATGTCCTGCTGCCACACGATCCACCAACACCAGTGTGTTGCCTGTTTCATTCACTTGCAGTACCAACTGTGCAATGGCATCCAATCTGCCGGGTTCTTCCAGTAGATATTTCAGTTCTTCTTGATAGGTCTTGTGCTCGCGTATGTCTACCAGCTGCACCACATTCACATGGCACTGCGCCAATACACCGCGATCCTGTAGTTCGCTTGCAGCTAACTTGGATATCACAGGACCCAGGCTCACCAGCAGGCTTTGGCTCTCAAACAGCTCTTTTGGTATGGTTCCTGTCAACCCCCATCGAATTGGCACTTGCGCCATCACGCCTGTGAGCAGGGTCTTTAATGCATCTGCCTTGGCCATGTGTACTTCATCTACTATAACGCATACAACATCTTCAAGAAACTCCTGGATGGTGCAATCACCTACACCATTCTTTGTGTTCTTTAATAGATTATTTAGACTCTGCCATGTGCAAATGGTGTGATGTCTACCGTATTCTTTTCTGTCACCAAAATAAACACCCACATCCAACTCCATATTGATGTAGTCTTTTTCTGTCTGTGTGACCAGGCTCTTGTTGGGCACGATAACGATACTGCGACCGTACACACTAACAGCGTCGCTCAATGCTGCTGTCATGATGGTCTTGCCTGCGCCTGTGGCCACTTCCTGCAGGCATTGTGGATTGGCCAGGAAATTGTTTACGATCTCCACTTGATAATCACGCAACAAGATGGGCTGCCCGGCAGCAGGATGCCCTGTGGGCCACTTGCGATCCTGATAAGTGGTCTCAACAACCTGTGTGAAATCGAAGGTGGTGGTGTATTCACGCTGATCGTCCAGTTCAATGTCGTAGTTTTGTTTTTCTAATATGGGAATGATCTCGGGCAACAAGTTCACATAAGTGCTGCCACCCAGTTGGAAATAGGCCACTTTGCCATCCCAGCGTCCCAGGCGAACCGCAGGAAGATACCGAGCGTAAGGCACATCGTATTTGAATTTCTTCACTAGATCTCTGCGTGTGTCAAGATCCAGGCCTTCAATCTTGATGTTCACTTCGTCGCGGATTATTATTGTTGCTCTTTTCATTTTATATATGGTGCCATTTCCGGAAATGTGTTTGCAAAATTCAAACCACGGTACTGATCGTGTTGATGTAATCTCTTAAGGAATTCCTCAAACTGGTCTGAGTCTGATGAGGTTCTAATCATGCCTGCCCAGGTCCTGACATCTTCATGACGGCTTTTATCTAACTCATCAGCAATACTGTGGCATTCAGGCCAAACTGTGGGTCTCATATGTGCAGGATTATGCACACGACCCAACCAGGGTCTGGGTAGTCCTACATTATAACACCAGTTGAAGAATTCGTCTAGATAAAAGATATTATACGCACTCACTGTATGGCTTACACTGAGTCTGAAATTTGGTATGTTTTTTTCTTGTTGAACATATCTGTGAACTGTTGATTCAGTAAGATCCCATGACGCAGGATATCGTATGTATTCATATCTTGTGCCTACGCCATCTATACTGAGTTGCAGGTCTATTTCGCGGAAGTGGCTCCATAACTGCCACCATTCTGCATCAGGAAACACAGTTGCATTGGTGGTATAATGTATAGAAATATCTTGGGCTTGCCCCGAATCGATGTAGTGTTGCAGCAATTTCTTTTGTTCTGCTACACCACTTAAAAATGGTTCGCCACCGGGTATGTCCAGGTGCAGGATTCCTGGCGCTTGTGCCACAAAATCATCCACAAAATCATTTCGATAAAACTTCACATGTTGGAAATCCTGCCCGTATATGTCACGGTATTCTTCTCGCCAGCGGCTGCTGTTGTCACTGTCGCAGGTGATACATTTTAGATTACAGGTATTTCCAAATGCTATACTAGCAGTAAGCAATTGATCACTGTTGAGATCATACTGATCATAATGCGCTGACCAACGATCATGATCTAATTGCCGCTTGCTTGGGATATTGTTTTGCTCGTCCAGTTGGCATCTTACACAGCCAGTGGGCCACGTATCATCTAAGAAATTCTTTTGTATTTCACGCAAAAAGGCACTCTCTGAATATTGTGTCAAAGAGTGGGACTGAATGTTGAAGCTGGGGTCTTGGGGGGTAGGATTGTATTTGCAGCAGGGCAATATGTTGCCTTGTGGGCTGATATCAACATTGGTCCAAGGAGCATGGCAGAAGGGCATAGTGTATATAGTAACATATACCAAAACAAAAGTCAAAAAAACAGGTGCCAAAGCACCTGTTATAAAAGAGTCGCCGGGCTAGAAATTCACTGCGACTCTGTTTCCTGGCTTTACGCCAAAACCCATTATTCCTGTGTGATTGGCACTACGCGGAATCCTGTATCTTCAGCTTCATCAGCTTCATATGTGGTATCCACTATATACAAAAACAAATCACCATCCCAGATTTCAAACATACACATTCCTTAAAAAATTGATTCCATCACACGAGCCAAATAATAGGAACTGATAATCAAACAGATCCATCCAGAAACAGTAGAGCCATCCTCAAAGCAATGCTTGGCAAACCAACCATTCAACAACATCCAAACAATAGACACTTCCATTAGTCTGCTACCTTCATGCAGGTAGTCTCTGCCAGACGCTGCCAGTTGCCTGGGCTCAGCTTACGCAAGTCTGCAATCTTCAGCGCCATCCGCAGACTCATCTCACGCAGACGATCTTGATTCTTTTCCATGAATTCAAAGATGCTGTCTTGCGTTTCGGGCTCAAAGTCGTAGTCTGCAAACAACACACCGTCTTTGGCGATCTGCTTGATACGCAAGATCTTGTCACGCATGGTATCCAAGGTCAAGTCCAAGTAATGGCAACGACTCTGCAAGGCATCCAAGTGATCGCGCAGTTTTTGCGATTTCATCTTGTCAAACTTCAAGTTGGTGATGAAAATCACACTGCCTTTGAAGTCGAAGCTGTCTGGGATGCCTTCGCGGCGCAGAGTGCTAGATTCACTCAACCAGGAGATCTTGCGCTTCTTGCCAGAGTCCAGTGCACCTTTCAGCAAGTTCAGACACACATCGTCAAGCAAGATACTGTCACAGTCATCAAACACCAACACACAGTTAGGGTCAGAATATTTGTACAGAGCTTGGTACAAGCCAATAGGAGTCGCAGAACCTTTCACAACTTCTGCGCGAAGCCGCTTGCCTGCGATCTTGTCAAACAGCGTGGCTTTTTCGATTTCTTGTTCTACGCCGTGGCTCTTGCCCACGCCAGGAGGGCCCGATACGATCATTGCACGGATGTCACCACCAATGCATGCCTTTGACATTTCAGTAAGGATTTCAAAACGCTCGCGGATACGAGTCATTGCTTGCTCTTCAGTTTCTACCACGAAAGCAGAGACTTTGGCGGGTGTGTTCTGTTCCACAGTGTCTCCATTGATCATCTCGTAGTCAGAGATAGCATCCACGCGGATACGCACAGTGGCAGGGCAGTTGGGGAATGTGCCGTTGTTTTGCACTGTGACATAGCCGCCTTTTGCGCCTGTTTGGAAGCCGCTTACTAGAGCGAAGCTTTGGTTTTTTACAGTTTTGCCGCGGTACTCGCCGCGCAAGATACGAATAGCACTCATGGTTTCTAGCCCCGTTGTGTTGTTAAGCCACTATTATAGCAGCAGTTGCGATAGCAGTCAACCCATTTTGTTGCATCTTTTTCCAACTTTGGT